AATTGGCACCACAACAAATGTCGGAAATAAGCTTTACGTAAATGGAAATTTCAAGGCTTCTACATCAGTAGATGCCGGTGGAAATTATTACGCGTCTTCCACGGCAATTACGTCTGGTACCACGTGGATCGGCTCGGGAGGAGTCCAGACTTCGGGAACCATCCTTACTGATGGAAGTCTCGGCGTAGGGGTAACTAGTCCTGGCGAAAAGGTTGAAATCGCTCAAGATTCTGTATCTGTCACTAGCGATCCTAGTGTTAATAATTACGGACAGCTTTCATTGCGTTCTACTTCGAATTACAGTGGTGGTTCAAAACCATCAATCATGAAAATAGGTATAGATCATGCGGCCGGTGGATATGGTAAAATGTTTATACAAGGTATTGTTGATTACATACAGGCTAATGTGGATCTTCTTTTATGTCCCAAAGGTGGCAGTGTAGGAATAGGGGTAACTGATCCAGCCGAGCAACTTGAATTATCGGGAAACATATTGGCTAACGGGACAATAAGATCAGCGGGAGCTGCTACTAGATCGAAGGCATGGTTGTATTTTGATAAAGCTCTTATAGCCGATGGATATACTCAAACGATTGATCTCTCGCACAATCACGGATCTGTGAACAATAATAATGCCGATCCCGTTATTGCACATAATCATACCACAAATACTAAAAATATTAATGCCGACCATGCTGGTCATCTCACGTCTTATGCAACTAGTACTTCGGTTTCTTATGGTATCCGTTCTTCAAATTCTGTTGTATGTGACACTGGTGGTTTCTATTCAGCATCCGATAGAAGAATAAAGAAGCATATAAGGGATCTTGATTCAAATAAAATTGCGTCTTTGATGGGTAAATTGAGGTCTGTTGAATTCAAGTGGAAAAATACGAATAAACAATCATATGGTTTCATCGCACAGGAAGTTCAAAAAATTTTCCCAGAACTTGTGGATAATGTTGGCACGGAACACGTACAAAATTACAATGATTTCTTTGAGTATAAATTAACGGACAATGTCATTAAAGTTAAAATCGTATCTTCCGATCCCGAAATCATCATCGTGGGGTCCCTTTTAGATTTCATTAATAAGAATGAAAATAATGATTACATAACAAAAAAGGTGAAAAGTGTTATATACGATGGAGATGCCACGTTCGTGGAAGTCGATTATGACGAGAATATGATGACAAGGGATGAAACTATTGCAGTGTCGGGTATATGTTTAACCGATTATAAAACAATTAACTATATAAATTTCATACCATTTATTATAAATTATATTAATACTTTGAAAAAGAAAACAATTGTACCATATTCTATCATAGAATGGTATGGCATTCCGGAAGATATTCCAGAGGGATACGTGCTTTGCGATGGAACCAACGACACACCAAAACTCACGGAAAGAATTGATTGTGTAAAAAATGTGTTAAAAATTATGAAAGTAGATTAGTAAATGGATTTCATCTATGAATACGAAAATTCAATGGACTCGGATTTTTGCGACGAGCTTATTAAATTTTTTAATAACGACCCGGATAAAATGGATGGCATGATTGGAAATAATGTCGTGGACAAGACAATAAAAAATTCAAAAGAAATTATTATAGATGTAGAATCCGATCCCCAAAAGTACGGTTATATATTTAAAAAACTTCATAATCAACTTGTCATCGACATAAATAAACTATGTGAAAATGAAGTCATAAAAAAATACGCATGTGATAAAAATATATTAATAGATTCATTCAAAATACAGAAGACATCTGCTGGCGACGTATGTTATAAACCTCACGTGGATAATACGAACTCAAGTTATGAAAATTTATTTAGAAATCTTACATTCATATATTACTTGAATGATGTGGAGGAGGGTGGAGAGACGCATTTCACTTCGCAGAATAAAACCGTCAAGGCAAAAAAGGGAAAGGTCATCTTCTTTCCGCCTTATTGGACCCATGAACACGAGGGTCTCACTCCCCTTTCGGGAGACAAGTATATCGCGGTGGGATGGGTGAAAAAAAATCCACTTAATTAGTTAATGATAATACAAAAACAAGATGCATTTGAACCTTCCTTATGCCAAGAACTCATCGAACTATTCGAAAGGGACGTCAGAAAGGAGCCAGGGACCTTTGGAAACTATATTCATAATCCTCTTGTAAAGAATTCAATAGATTTATTTATTAATATAGATGACTATCCAGAAATATATGGAAATATATATAAAAAATTACACACTAAATTGATGAATGATTTTAGGGATTTGAAATTGTTTGATTTTTCAATCGAAATCGATACAATAAAAATTCAAAAAACGACAAAGGGAGATTTATGTTATATACCACACATTGACAACGATCATCATCCCTCGGTTTGCAATCGATTTATCGCATTCATCTATTATCTAAATGACGTGAAAGATGGGGGAGGAACACACTTTTTAAACCAAGGCGTGACCGTTTCGGCAGAAAGGGGAAAGGTTGTTTTCTTTCCACCTTATTGGACGCACGTTCACGAGGGTCTCACTCCCCTTTCGGGAGATAAATATATCATGACGGGATGGTTTAAAAAAATAATACTATGATAATTTAGAATGATAAAAATAACCGACAACTATCTACCGGATAAAGAATTCAATAATTTAAAAAATATAATTATGGGAAAGGGATTTCCTTGGTTCTTCAATGACGTAGTGGTAAATGATCACGAAGTCAATGACATTGAAATATTTCAGTTCGTTCATTCCTTTTACGAAAACGACCGAGGATGGGTGAATGAGGGAAAATTGTATTTGACATCTTTACTGAAAAAAATTGATCCCTATAAAATATTGCGAATAAAGGCAAATTTAAATACCTATAAGCCAATACCAAATAGTGAAAATTTTCATGAAGATTTTCCAAATTTCATAAAACCATATTTTTCCTCTATTTTCTATTTGAATACAAACAATGGATACACGCTATTCAAGAACGGAAGGAAGGTGGAAAGTGTTGAAAATAGAATGGTGACCTTTTCGGGAAATATGGAGCACACCGCGATTGGATGCACAGACCAAAAGAGAAGGGTAATTATAAATTTTGTATATGAGTGAAATACTGGTAGCCTTAGAGGGTAGATTAAAAGATTAGATAGAATGTTGCTGGTTCCCACATCCAAATGTACGTGGTGTGACGTTCCAGTGGGATGGAAAAGCGAAAACAAGTTTGTGGACTTTTGTCTGGAACGCTACGGCGAAGAGATGAAAATACCCATAAACTTGTATTTGAGGAAATACTATTGTAGGAATAAGAGGAGTTCGTCTCTGTGCCACTCGTGTAGGAGTATAGACATGAGGAAGTGGAAGACCAGGGAGATAACGGGGAGGTGCCCCCTTGCCTACATAGATTTTGTAAAGCACCACGACTACGCCGACGAATTCGAGGACAAGATGTACGATCAAAGGTGGTTCCATAAGTGCTACAAGGACTACATGTGGGTGGAGTTTCATTCCTACGACGCCTTCATCGAGGTCATCGAGGTCAGGGAATTCTTGATATGTGGAGAGTACATAGACGTAGAGGAATACTTCGAAGAATTGCCAGACTACTACGAGGAAATGGTCCGTTCACATCTTAGGGTGGACGAAGAGATGGTGGCCCTTTGGGACGAGGACTTCGAAAATATAGAGGGTTTCGTCACGCCAGAAGAGCTCGAATTATTAAGTGATGTAGAATAAATGCACGTCCTCATTTCGAGCAACGGAACACCATTTGAGGGAGCAAAGGGAGGTTATCCCGGACAGATAAAGTACCTCATCGATATATTCATAGCAGGTGGACACACAGTCACGGTGGTCATGTGGGCAATCTGTGGAATAAAGCACGTGGGGGTCATCAATTACAGGGACCTGGTGGAGAACAACATCATGAGCAATGAGAACAGGGACCCATGGTCTCAGGCACTTCTAGACCGACCCGAGGTCACCTTCATAACCAACTTCAAGGAAAAATTCCCGTGCCAGTTGGAGGTGGAGGATTTCAATGAATGCATCAGGCGATGTGGAGCCAATCGTCTCATTGCTATTCAGGATATATTCATTATAAATGGAAAAACCGATGCCAAATTCGCATGTCCTTCTTACATCTGGTTTCCCCTCCACTACGATCCCATTGACGAACCCACACTGTCCGCCCTAAAGAAGTTCGACACGATCCTATCCCTTTGCCCCTCCACATCGGATAGGGTCATCAATCAGGCCGAAAAGGAATCGATAGTGGTTCCACACATAGTGGAATTCAGAACTCCCCTCCATCCAGGGATGACCAAGGAGATCGTAAAGCAACGCTTCGGACTTTTTGGTCGCTACGTGGTGCTGACCAATTCGGGAAATTACGAGATGAGTGGGAGGAAGTCCATGGACACCACCCTTCTGGCCTTCAAGCTCTTCAAGGAAAAATGTCCCGAGGCCATCCTCTGGATTCACGCACCCACACTAAATCAGACGCCCATCTATGACATGAACTACCTAATCAAATCTCTGGGATTGAAAAGTGGAGACGTGAAGATAACGGAGAATACGGTAGACGAATCCACCCTACAACAGATGTACCTGGCGGCGGACGTATACCTGTGTGGATCCAGGGCCGAGGGGTTCGGCCTTCCTCAGTTGGAGGCCCAGTACTATAAGGTTCCCGTGGTCACCACGAGCTTCGGCGCCATGGACGACTACTGCTTTCACGGGGTGAGCGTTCCCTACATTCAGAGGGCCTACAACCAGACCCAGAACGCATGGTGGGTCATGCCGAGCGTGGAGGGACTGGCGAGGGGACTGGAGAAGGTCTACCTGGGTGACCTGGAAACCAGCGGAGACGATGCCGCCAGAAAGATAATGACCTCAATGTCCATCGAGGAGGTCGGCCAAAGCATCCTCGCTATTATGTTTAAAAAATAAGATGGCTTTTTATTAGTTATGAGGGAAGAAACACCTTTCCTTTCGGTCTTCACCAAGAAGACTAATTTCATTACCCAGACCTTCAATACCGATTTTAAGAGAATCGCTTTCGGAGGTTCCGGAACATTTACCCTTCCCCGGCACGGCGACTTCGTGACCAGGATATTCGCGTGCATAATCTACGATAGTGCCAAGTCCACTGGCGTTAACCAGGGACACGCCATGATAGAATACGCGGAATTGCAGATGGGGGGTCAGACCATTCAGAGGGAGACCGGAGAGACCCTAAATATGAGAGTGTGCCTTACAAACCAGGAACAGGAGTCTTACTCGGTCGCCCAACTATATAGGATGCTGGGTGGAGGACCCGGCGCATCCTTCGTCAATACAGAACAGTATCCCCGTCCCTATACGCTCATGGTCCCCCTCGAATTCTACTTTAATGGCAATACCAGTCTGGCCCTTCCCCTTACGGCCCTACGATTCCAGGAAGTCGACGTGGTCATTGGATTTAGGGAGGCCGCCCGATGGGGAGGAACCGACCCCGGTGTGTCGGACGCCAAGGTATATCTTCAGGTGGAATACGGCTACGTAGATGCACCCACCCTGAAAAGTATCATAAGCAAGCCTTTATTCTTTCCGGTGGAGCAGTTTCAGTTCCAGGAGGCAAAACTATACCAGGGAGACACTACCTTTACTTTCCCGGACAGTGATATTTCCAGGAGCACCGGAGTTCCCTTTTCCAACCCGGTCAAGGCGGTATTTTGTTTATTTCAGTCCACCGACTTTGAGACGGGAAATGTATTCGACTACACGAGGGGATTCAAATATTCCCAGCTTACCGATTTGCAGGGGAATGACTTCCTCAAAACGTTGGAATTCGAACTGGACGGAGGGACGCTCATTCCCGAGCTGGTGGGTACGGTTGAATTCCTTAGGGGGTATCAATACTACGCCTACTTCCCCGGCTCCACCCAATCCCTCGAGTCTGGCGATGATCGTCTATTTTCTTATATCTATGCATTATCCTTTTGCAGGGATCCAATGAATAGACAGGTCATGAACGGCAGTCTCAATTTTTCCACCATTCGGAATTCGCTAATAAGGATAAAGGCCAAGGGGGCGGGTGGAAATGTGACGGTCTCCAAAATCAGTAAGGGAATTAGGAATAAGGGAATCCATCTGGATAGTGTAAACGGTATTTCCGTAGGAGACTACCTAAGGTCCAAGAACGTGAAGAACGACGCGACCGCCGTGACCATAGAACCCACTATGACAGTATTTTACAACAAGACGGGTGGAAGCGAACTGGTTATCACGGAGCACGCCAGGGCACTCAATCTCGTTTCGGGAACGACTCTTACCTTTTCGGACTCTACGACTGTGTCAGTCGACAGGGTTCCCTCGGGTTCGGGCTCCCTGGGTACGATTCATCAGGCGAATACGGGTGACTCATTCGTTGTTCTATCGTCCATGGCCACACTTCCCATAGCGGACGAACCCGTGAACACGCCCGCGGAAACTCAGGCGGCCAGCGTTAATCAGATAAA